GGTATTATCGAGGAAGACGACGAAGACCTATTGCTCAAACCCGAAGACAAGAAAAAAGCATTAGAAGTTATTGTACGTACATTGGATAAACTTGCGAAAGAGCGTATGACATGGACTGGACCAAGAGGTTTAGGTATTGATTTGGGAACTCCGATAGAATCACCTGCTGGACCAACTCAACTTACAGATGAAGAAAACTTACCTGATTATCATCCGAAAGTTGATGATATTGAACCAAAGAAAAAGAAAAAACCACAACACTTCAAGCCTGTTGAAACAGATACAGAAGAGGGCGAACATCTTAGTTTAGATTTCAAAGACGATGAACCTGTACTTTCCAAAGTATAGTACGGGTTTAAATATGGTTACAAAGAATCGTTAGTTCAATGCTGACGCTAAAGCGACCTTCTATGGACATCGCTCTCCTCAAGAGTGGTTCCGACTTGGTTGTAGCAGGTTATGCATCGGTCGAACTTGTCGATAAGCAAGGCGACCTTATTACTCGTGGTGCGCTTAAAGACGCATTTGACGGATTCATGAAGAGTGAGAAGTACCGCAACGTACAACTCGCTCACTCAAACATCCAAGTCGGTGAAGTCTTGGATTCTTACGTAGACAGCAATGGCCGAATGTGGAAGTCCGAATGTGACGACACAGGCATGTTTGTTGTTGTTCAACTCCGCAATGATATTGAGAAGGCTCGTGAAGTAGCCGCCGAAATTCGCAAGGGTAACCTTCGTGGATTTTCAATTGGAGGACAAGCATTCAAGCGAGTGCGAAAGTCTGACAACATTAAAGGCGATTACCAAGAGATTTCAAAAATGGAATTGCACGAAATTACGATTTGTGAGAAGGGGATTAACCCTGAAGCACAGTTCAGTATACTAAAGGAGGACACAAATATGACAAGTGAAGTTGATTTGAACAGCGTTATGGAACGATTAGAAGCCCGACTTGATGCAATGGAAAAGGGAGAAATTCCTCCTCAACTCCGTGAGCACATCAAGGATAAAAAAGATGACGAGCCAAAAGAAGAAAAGAAAGATGGTGAAGACATGAAAGAAGAAAAAGACAGTGACGACAAAGCATACATGAAGAGTGAAAATTTTGGCGATGTAATTACATCCGAATATCTTGACTGGATGGAAAACACATTGAAGTCTGCTGGAGTTGATACAATGGCGGCTCGTGCTCACTTCGATGATGTGGCTAAGGCTCAACTTGGTGGATTTGATAATCCTGACTCCGTTGACGGTGCTGACTACTTTGCTGGTCAAGTCCGTGGCCGAGGACAAGAAAATGGCAGTCCATCTACTGGTGCGCTTTCAGCCCTCACCTCCGGTGGTGGCAAGCAACCAGCAGGTGCACTTGGACCAGTTTCAATGTCTAAGGGTTACCTCAATGAAGGCAACGTTTCTTCATCCGACATCGAGAATGCATACGAAGTCTACAAGGCAGCATCTCTTGAACAAAACTTCCGAAACAATTTGGAAGCAAACTTTTCCCAGCGACTTGCAAAGGAACTCGAAATCGAGAAGCAAGAAGCAGAACGAAGCACTTTTGACGCTCGTGGACCACTTACAGAAGTCCTCAAGTCAATCGAGAACCTCTCCGAGCGTATTGATAACTTGAACACTGAAAGTCACACAATCTCAAAATCTGTTTCCTCCGCTAATGTTGAGATACCATCAACCCAAGACTTGGGTAACATGTCATGGGATGAGGTGCACAACCTTGCAAGCAAAACGTTGAGGGGAGCCTGAAATTAGGAGTTGAACAATATGGCAAGAGATTACATCAGAAGCATTACAGACATGGAACGATATTATTACGGCGCAGGTAACGCTATGGGTTACTCCTACTCCGGTAGCGAGTTGCTCAAGGCTGACGCACCTATGCTGTCTACGACCGCAGGTACATACCAAGCAATCTACGGACGCAAGGTTTGGAGCCAGTTGAACCAAGAGTTCAACGCTTTCTCCATTCTACCAAAGCGACCTTGGGAGCGCAGTGGATGGCGAGTCATTACACAACGTCCTTCCTTCGCAAAGGGTGGCGGTGTTGCAGAAAACGCTACACTACCTGACACAACCAAGCCTACCTTCCAGCACATTGCGGCCAAGCCAAAGACGATTGTCCACACATTCGACATGAGCGAAACCGCAATGTTCCTTGCTGACAAGGACGATGGACTTGGTGACATCCGTTCTATCCTTAAGGAAGAAATGGGTAAGCATCACGCAGAACATATCAACAAGATGATGACTGCTGACAAGGGAACTGTTGCAGGGAACGATTTCGAGTCCCTCGACCGTGTTACCACTGGTGCATCCGCATCCGCAAACGAGGACATGTACAGCATCGACCGAAGTGCAAACTCTTGGTCCCTCGCTGAACACAACGAGAACAGTGGTACAGACCGTGTGCTCTCCCTCGACCACCTTGACGACCTCTTCCAAAAGATTTGGACTCGTGGTGGTAACCCGAAGGTTATCCTTACTGGATATGACACACTCATGCGTCTACAGCAACTCCTCCAGTCGCAACAGCGATTTATGGAAGAGAAGCGTGTCACCCCTACCTACAACGGTGTAAAGGGTGTACCCGGTATTGAGGCTGGTTTCATCGTTGCTACTTACAACGGTGTCCCAATCATTCCTTCCAAGGACGTACAACCTGACACTCTAAGTCGTATGTACTTCCTCGACACTGACTACCTTTACTTCTCCACTGCAATCCCAACGCAATACTTTGAGTCCGGAATTGAAACTGGCGACCCATTCGCCATCAACCGTCTTGGACAAGAAGGTATGTACCGCACAATGGGAGAACTTTGGACCACTTTCTTTGGAGGTCACGGTTCCATTCGGGATTTGAAGTGAGGAGAAAAAAAATACGGAGATGATGAAATATGGCTGGACCTTACTACAATAAAGGATTGAAGTTTACTGTTGCAACTGATGCTAACTTGGCATCGCTCGCTGTAACAGTTGATTTGGACATGCGAACCGGTTCACCGGTTGATGAAACACGATGGTTGGATGGTGCTAACGGTGCATCGGGCGATTACCCCGGTAAACTTGACGGTTTCCTCGCAACCAACGACGACAGTACAAACCGAGCAGGTGGCTCAATGCGAATGCTCACCCTTGATTTGGGTGCTGTAACGACTGCGGCTGTTACCATTACGATTTCAAGCGGTGCAGAAGGCACTGGTGATGACCTCGATGATGGTACACCTGTAAGCAAGATTGTTGGAATTATCGGACAATCGGGCGGTTCGTCGGTTACAAAGACTGATGACCTTGAACTTACTGCGGCAGTTGCAACTGCTGGGACGGTAACACTGCTACTCATTTGAGGTTGTTTTCTATGCCCACAGTGACCTACCTTGGTCCTTACTTTGAAAGACGTGCTCGACATGGAGCAGGTTCTTGGATTCGTGGTGAATCTGTCGAAGTAAGTCAAGATTGGCTCAATGAATGGCGACACACGCTACCGTTGAGCCACTTTCGACTTGAAGGTGACGAAGGGATAACCGTAGACGGTGGAAATGATGGCATTCCTGACTCCGGATGGAGTCGAAAGGATATACTCAATTGGTTAAATGAACAAAACGTTGATACACCAAGTGGGTACATGACCAAAACGAGGGCACTTGAACTCGTTGAGGCACATCTAAACCCGTCCGAGGAAGAGGAAACAACAGAAGAAATTACAGGAGATGAAGAATAATGGCATACGCAAATACACAAGACAATCGAGTACATATTCTCGGTGACATGGTAATGATTACAGGAACGTTTACAGACGGTGGTACACAAGTCGATTTGACTGACTTGCTTACCGAAGTCTTTGCCGCAGGTGGTCATTTAACATCCGTTACTGGGACTGGTGTACTGATTAACAATGGACCCGGTTACATAGTTGGAACAAGCAGTGCAATGACTGTCGATACAGTTGATGCACTTGCGGCACTTACTGTTGGGCAAACAATTTACGACGTTACAACAGGAGGAAAACTTGGAGTTCTTACAGCAATTGACAGTGCAACAAGTATCACTGTTGGTGGCGGTACTGAAACTGTTTTATTGAACAATGCTGAAATCGGAGTACTTGGGGCTTCAAAGCCATCAATTACTTTGAAATCAACATCCGTCGATGTTTCTGTCGATGAAACCAACAACTTAGTGCTGTTTGAAGTTGGAAAAACAGATGCTACGGCAGATACATCGACAGCCGATGGGCGTTGGTGGATTCTTGGAAAGCGATGAGGTGATACCTCATGGCATCACTAACCAAGGTTGGTTCAAAGATTATTGGACCTCTTTCACCGAAAGAGTTCAGTGACTTGAGCACGTTAGAAACGACCATCGACACCGCTATTCAAGCGGTAAACGATGCGAGTGCAACCAACGCAGTGCTCGGTACTGAATGCATCACGGTGCTTGGAAACACGTTTATCGTCGTTCTTTACCAACTCGCTTGAGGTGAGTAGGTGGGATTCGAGGTACGCAACATTGACCTAAGCGACATGGCTCGTGCTGGTAAAGAAGGCGTACGCTTTGATGTAAGTAACGTAGCCGACAAGAAAGAAAGTCCCTTAGCAGGGGTGACGAGTGCTCAACGCAACCGTAATCGTCATATCGGTGATGTGCTTAACATCGGAGCAGGGACACGTTGCACGCATTGCGGCTTTCTTCACTTCCTGTGGAGAGAAACCTGCGGGGCTTGCGACAAACCTATGGAATACAACTTAGGCCATCGAGATGAAACAAAACGAGCGTGATTTAATGGGTAAAGTATTTGTAAAAGCAATAGCACCACACCGACAAAAGGTGTTGCAGGGCGACAAAGAGTTCCGCTTGCAACAACTTGCAAACCGAATGATGGCTGACCAAATGCGTCAAGGCGGTCAAAGCCCTACTGGTGACATGTTTACACAAGGCCGTGACAAACTCATGAGGGACATGGTGATGAATCCTGAAGCCCACAACATCAAGTTCATGGGCGAAAGAGTACCCTTTGAGGGGCAAACTTTGGGAAGTTCGCTTAGTGAGCCTGATGTAGCAGGGGAGCAAGCGGCTATTGATGCTGATTTTGGTGACTCACCTGAAGAACAAAAAGTGTTTGACCATTTGATGAGTCTTAAGCCTGAAGAACAAGAAGTTCTTCAAAGAAATCGTGATACAACCGCACAAGACAAACTCATGTCTGAAATCATGGATGAAAAGGGCAACCTAAAGCCTGACACTCGATTTATGGATGACGAAGACGAGGAAGAAGACGACCGCCCACAAAGCGAGGACGACCTCATGGACCGTATGGCTCGAAAGGCTGTACACCACATCAGCAGTTTCCGTGATGCTTGGGCGGTAATGAAAAACGACCCGTATGATTGGCAAGGTCAAGAATACGACACACATTGTCCAAGATGTAACAAAGGTATCTATCGAGAAGATGAAGACGATTTGTTATTTATTCGTGAAATGGGCATGTGTACCGATTGTGCA